TGCAGGTGGAGATCAGTACATAGCTAATTTGTTAGCAAATGACAAAATTGAATTCATTAACCGTTATAAACATTTACTTCAGTAAGGAGGAATCGTGTGGACTACATCTATAGTCTTTACTCTGCTACCGCTAATTATGGCTCTAGCCCTTATTTTTTGGTACTCAGTGAGATTAACAGCGAAGGGTTTTGCTCTCTCTACCAGGTTACGAAGGGAACCGCAGAGGCGATTGAGCAGGCAGGAACTACTAAGGGATTTAAAGGTGTTGTATGGTCAGAAAGGCTCTGGCTCGACTTCGACAACGAAGACGCCGCCCGAAGGGCCTCTAGCAAGTTGAAAGGAATGGGATACGATTATGTATGTTATACGACTGGTAATAGGGGTTTGCATTATGGCATTCTTCGCCATAATAAACCTAGCCATCTTTTGCCTGCGCTCGATAAAGCTTGGGTTAAGGCGAATTTTCCAGAAGCAGACATCTCGATCTACACCCATTTACATCCGTTCAGAATACCGGGAACCAGACACGAAAAAACTGGAAGAAGAAAGGAACTCATCTCTGCTAGCCCTGGAATACCTCTCGTGCTTCCCCCACTTAAAAAAGAAGAGATGCAAATTAGTTCACCTGGACAAATCGAAGGAAAGAGCATATTTGATTGTTTTCATGTAATGGCAAACACTGTACCAATTACTAGTGGACAAAGACATGAGACTATGGTAAGATTGCTGTATGCTCTTAAAAACGATGCAGGCGTACCAATGGACATAGCAATGTGGTGGACAGCAGAGTGGAACAAGATGCTGAGTGAACCGAAGGAAGAGCATGAAATCGAAAAAGCCGTACGATCAATATACGAAAGATGAAATTGATAAATATCGATTTCAGTTTATAAAAAACACTCTACGACGAGCCAGCTATAGATGGCCTTGGCGAAGCGTAGCGACTAAACGAGCATGGCTCGAATGGGGAAAGTACCAATGCGAAAAATGCAAAAAAGTAGTCCCGGCAAAAGAAAAGCAACTAGACCACACTCTGCCCGTAGTGGACATAAAAAAGGGATTCGAAGGTTGGGACAAGTACTGCGAGAGACTGTTCACCGACTCCTCGGGCTTCAAGGTCCTATGTTTAGAGTGCCACGAAAGCAAGACAAAAAGGGAAAACACATTACGAAGGAAGTATAAAAATGAGTAAAGTATTAGTCATAGCTGATACGCAAGCACCTTTTATACATCAAGATTATCTTAAGTTTTTAAAGGCAGTACAGAAAAAGTATAGTACTACAATTACTATACACGTAGGTGATTTAGTTGATCATCACGCTTTAGGCGATTGGGATCACGATCCAGATGGGTTTAGTGCCGGTCAAGAGCTTAAAGAAGCTATTAAACAACTTACACCTTTCTATAAAGCATTTCCCAAGATGCTTGTATGTAAAGGTAATCATGACGAGCGTATCTTTAGACGAGCCATGAAGTATGGAATCCCTCGGGCGTATTTAAGAGAATACAGAGATTTTCTCAAGGCTCCAAAAGGGTGGAAATGGCTTGATAAGGTAGAAGTAGACAATGTAGTGTATAAGCATGGTCTTGGGTACTCAGGTGTCCAGGGAGCTATAAACGCCGCTAAGGACGAGCTTAAATCGTGCGTTATAGGTCATTTACACGCTGATGCTGGTGTGTTGTTCTGGGCCAATTCCCAAGTGCTATTATTCGGTATGAATGTAGGCTCAGGAATTGATAAAGATGCTTATGCTTTTGAGTATGGAAAGCACATGCGTAAAAAGCCCATCCTAAGCTGCGGAGTTGTTATTGATGGCAATCCCGTGCTTGTCGTAATGCATCTTAACAAAAGAGGACGTTGGACGGGTAAGTTATGAAATGGCTAACTGAACTAAAGCTAACACTCACTCAATGGATAGTTGTATCTTTATCTATAATTGTGGGCGTATTACTAGTAGTTTTTGATCTTAAAAACAAAGAACTACGTGCAGCTAAAGTTAAGTTAGCAGAGAAAGAGCTTGACATAGCTATAGCTAAAGATTCAGCTAAAATTAAACAAAAGAAGAAAAAGTTAAAAGAAGCTAAAAATAAATTGAAGGAGGTAATGTGAAAGTGAAATATCATAAAAGTCTACCTATAGTTGTTATTGAAGCAATTGATCATTGCATGGACACTCCTCGCAATTTGAGAGAAGATGTGATGAAATTTCACGTTACAGGCATTTTGTTTGCTGAGACTAAGGATGCTTGGTATTTAGCAAGCTGGTTATTTATGAAAGACATCAATGATGCCAATAATGAAGGCTTTATGATTGTCAAAACTCCTGGTGCTAAATTAACCGTATTAGGGCATGTAAATAATGAATAAACTAATAATTACATTATGCTTAGTATCCCAGCTAGCTTTAGCTGAATCTAAAGAATGTAAAGATTATGTTAAAGCTTGCGAAGAGACTGTAGCAGCTCAAGATAAAGCTATTGACAATTTAAAAAAATCTGTTAAGATACTTAAAGAAGAGTTGGAACAGGCCGAAAACAAAACTCCTAGTTGGGTAGTGCTTGTAGGAGGGATAGCAATCGGCGTAATACTAAACTCTACTATAAGGAGATAACATGCTTAGATACTTTATTGTTTTAGCGCTATTCTTAGCCAATGTTGGATGCGGAAGAAGCGTATGGCCTGCTCACATTAAGTTTAATTCTAATACAATGAGCCCTGATGTAACTTTTGTTCTTACTCAGTATGTAAAAGACTTAAATAAACTAATGGATCAAAAGGTGTTAAAGTTTGATTCAGACACCGATCCTGATTCTCTTAGGTCTTACACTATCTTTGTAAAACTAGCTTTAGAAGATGTAGAGGGTAATAAAGCTGGTCTAGCTGAGGTAGGTCCTTATGATTGTTTTATTACAATCTATCCTTTAGCTTATAGGTCTGATATTGTTAAGACTGTGTTATGGCACGAAATTGGCCATTGTGTTGGGTTAAGGCATATTGACGTGGGAAGAGAGATTATGTCCCCTGGTGTGGGACATTTTAGCTCTTATCCTGAGCAAAAGATTAGAAATTTCCGAAATGAATTCTTATTAATGTTTAGACTTCTTCAATAAGGTGATCTAAATGACTGATTCAAAGAATAAGTATTGTTGCGCAGGAAAGACTAACTTATACGAAATGTGCGCTTACTGTTATAACTCTTTCTTTGCCGATCCTGATGCCTTTGTGCCTCAAGATGAGTACGATTCTTACCATGATGCTGGTATATTTACGCCACCTGTATGCGAATGTGGTAGCGAAGCTGCAGGAGGAACTACTCATAGTCACTGGTGTCCCAAGAGCCCTTCATGAGGATTATAGGTGCTAAAAACAAACAAGACCTCACTCGTGGGGATGAGGAAGCTTTAATAAGAGCTGTGTACGAAAGCACGTCTTTGCATAACATAAAGAATATAAGGTTTATCAGGTCTATACTTGAAAACCTGTTTATCTTTAGAGAGGATCAATATGACCTGTTAATGCGGCGTATTAAGAAGGAATTCGATAAAGGGAGGATAAGTGAAGATTAACTGTAAAGAATGCAAGGAGGAGACAGAACATGTGGACCAAGGTAGCGATATTCGTCCTGACCGTAGGTTTTATTGTACAGTGTGTAGGAACACCAACCCAAAACCATTGCCCAAAGACGAGGATAACAAACAGGACAAAAAGGTGGACCGAAAACGATCAAAAGGTCTTAGAAAAAGCTAAGATTAGATGCAAGGAGATTTATAACGACGCTCCTTGTTTAAAAAGATTTGAAAAGTTAGAAGAGTTGAGGTATACTGCTAGGTGTGGAGTGACAAATGACTGAAATTATATTTATTTGGCCTGGGGTTTTTCAGGTTTGGCAAGACGATGTCCTAATCTACGAAGGAACCTCTTATAAAATGGCTCAACTAGCCACAGTACCGTTCTAAACAGGAAATACTTAAACATCATTACAGAACATGGCCTTTTCAGCGGCTCGGCGCTTGACTAGGCCATTTAGCTTTTGACCTCCGGCATACACCCACTTATCAAACTCATGGGAAGCAGCATTCTTCTTACCTTCCCTTAAAAGCTTATACATAGTGCTCTTTTTAAAGGCTCCTATGCCTATATTGTATATAAAACATACAAGGGCATCAAATTCATACTGCTTTAGCTTGTTTTCAAATAGGTAGGTAAGCTCTAAGCCTATATCTAGGACGTGGGCCATTAATAGGTAATCGGCTGTCCTTTGCGTTATAGTGAGCCCAAATTGAATGCCTTTGCCTGTGGTACCCCATCCTATGGTCCATACCCCAGCAGAGTCCTGGTAAGCTTTTAAACGGCAAGATTCAAACCTTTTAATTAGGTCTATAGCCCTTTCGGAAGGAATCATTTTTTATCTGATTGATTGAGCTTGTCTATGAGCAAGTGAATTATGGACATGCCAGAGATACGCTCAATATTCTCCATTACACTTTTAAGCTCGGTAAGTCCTATAAAACCGGCTAAAACTTTGACAATAGGAACCGCATCTCCTGTCATATATTG